TCAAGCAGAAGATATACAAACAGAATCACAAATGAACGAAGATCTTAATAAACCAATCATGGCACCAAACATTGTTGTAACACCACCAACGGTGGAACCATCAATGCAACAACAAAATACACTCATAGCACCAAGAGGCGATACACGGCCAACCGAAAGTGCTTTATCACAATACATGAAACGAGAAAGTTTCTACTAATAAAAAAGGGAGCGCTAAGCTCCCTTTCTTTTTACCATCTAATACTACTCATCATTTGCTAAGTTAGCAAAGTAGCTTGCTGTATCATCTTCATCTAAACTAGGTTCAGATTGAGGAGCTTCAGCTACTTTAGGAGTATCTGCAATACTAACACTCTCTGCTCTAGCTGGAGCTTTATTACCACCACCTAAAACAGTATCGAGATGACGTTTTAATTCGTCATAGCTCTTAAAGTGTTTAGCGTCTAAGAATTGATTGAGGCTATGTTCTTTAGACCAGATAGCTTCTAATTGAGCATCATCTGTTGTAAGAGGATTAGGACTATCAAACTCTGACTTATCATAGTTTCTATAGCCTTCTACCTTACGGATTTTCAATTTAAAGTTAGCACCCTTATCAAAGTCAAATGGGTTCATTGGAACCTCACCTGGAAATTCAGGTTGCATAACATCTTTGATCTTATCAAATATTTTCTTACCATAACGATATAGTTTAATTTGACCATTGTTCTCAGGATGAGCTGGATCTTCAATAACTAAAATGTTACTGATATAAACTAAACGACGCTTTTGTTCTCTAACTGTATCTTTGTCAGACTCTAAACCAGAATTCCATAATTCTGAATTAAGCTCTGATACAGGATCAGGTTTACCTAATGTTGTTAGAGAGTTTTCGATATACCACTTACCAGTTGGTCCCTTGAAGCTATGGTTCCAGATTCTAACCCAAGGCATTTCTTCACCTCTAGGTTGTGGTAGGAAACGAATAACAGCATAGCCGTTACCTGCTTTGTCTACCTCTGGCTGCCAGAAGCGATCATCTTCTCTACTATCGGGATTTGAAATCTTTTCGACTTCTTGAAGGAGCTTTGCATCGAAAGCTGATTTGTTATTACGTAATTCTGCTAAACTTGTTACCATTTGTATTCTCCGTATATAAGTTTTAAAAGTTGTATGATGATAAAAAGACTACTCTCATCGAAGGTCATTATATAATATTACTATTATTTAGTCAAGTTCGTCTGACAAGCCTGAACCTCTATGCTTAGGTTTTTTAGCAGGAACCTTAATATAAGGCCACATGCTAACACGCTCAGCTAGTTGATTTTGGTTTGTAGCAATCTTAACAATAATCTGCTGCATATCTTTCATACCAATATTGATACCTTGAATGTCGGCAGACAATGATAATACAGCTTCTTCTAATTGCTTAACTCTTTCTTTCAGTATTTGTAATTCGGTATCATCCATTAATGTTCTTGTATGTTTCCTGATACTTCGTAAGATCTACTTTTACGAATGGTGAATATTTTATTATTAATTTATGAACATCATTCCAAAAAGGATCTTGACATGAGACTTTGTCAGCAAACGAAGTCAGTTTATTTACTATTACAAGAGTTTCAGGACTGATGCTACCTCGCATAAATGACTTTACAATATAAGGATGATCATGAGAGTCGTTAGTTTCTATGATGTTATTAATACCAACATCTCTAGCCTCTTCAATAACTTGAGAAAGCTCTTCTTTAAATACATAAGATAAACTCTCTTTTCGTCTTTTCCAATCCTGGTAGTTCTTTGAAGCCTCAGCATCAAAAACACCACCCCATCTATCACCTTTGATAAAGTTAGCAATCATAAATTCAATCACTTCTTTATCTTTGTAAAGTTTAACTAGTCGTCTAAAACTAAAGGCTTTGCCAGATCCAGCAAAGCCCTGTTGACTAGTTTTAATGCGTCCTTTCATTTCAACGATATTATATTTAGGGTCGTTAAAGTGAGTTTTCAAAGCCATGTATGTTTTATAGGCTTTATAGTCCGTCATTGTTATAATGGTAATCTCCCAGTAGGCTTCATTAATCGAGCTTCCTCTGCTTCAATTCGAATTCGTTCTTTTAAATTCTTATTGATGAGAGGTGCTATTGATTCTATATCAATCAATCGCGTTTGACAATAGTCGATTATGATATCCATACGTGGGATCTTTGTTTTAATGTGGTGCATTTCAACCCACTGACTAAATTCAGCGGAAGACTTAAATTCACGACTAATCAGATACTCATTAGTGAGAGTCACCTCACCATTTTCTCCGACCAATCGATTATCTTTAAGTTCACCCGAAGGACCAGTGAGTTTAATGCCCATTATGTCCTGCCCTGCAGCGACTTGGTCCTTTATTCCAGCCATTAGACTGCTACCTGAGCTGGTGTAATTGAAGCGTCAGCTGGCTTTTGTGGGAATGGAGTTGAGTTTGCATTTGGACTATGATCCATCATTTGTTGTGTGTATTTTGCTACAGCACCAAGATCACAAACATATTCATATGTACCAACGTGCACTGTACGAGTCCATGGAGCTAAGAATACTTGACCACCAAGTTTTCTCCAACGTTGACAGAATGTAAAGTCTTCTGAAGTATATGCCTTGCTAACTGGATCAATAGACACATCAAAGTATGCATGAGCTGTACGATGTGGATCTGTGATACGAGTCATGGTCTTAGGATCCATTGTTTCTGAACCACCAGAGATAACTTGGATTTCTGGCATTTTTTCAGCCATTGTTGTGAATACTTCACGTTTAATTAACATCATACCTGTAGCAATACTTTCAACTTCAACTGGTTGATTAATATCAAATGTCATTTGGTCACCAATTGGTCTAAATGTAGACTCTGCAACGACAGCGTTAATATGAGGACCAGGGATATCAGGAACACCTTGCACGACACGTTTTACTACGTCCCAATTGATTTTCTTCTTAGCATACTGACCACCGATCAATTGTTTATCTGATTTAATCATTTTGATAACATCATCTGCATCAAACCCTAAGTCTGCATCAATGAATAACATATGTGTTGCATCTGACTTTAAAAAGCCTTCTACAAGAATGTTACGAGCCTTTGTAATGAGAGACTCATTAGCAGCAATTTCAAACATACTTGGAATACCAGACTGACCTAGCTTTGTAAGTAAGTTAATTAAGCTAATCATATACATGTAGTTAGCTTGACCACCAAACATAGGAGTAGCTATGAATAGTTTTGGTGGAACTGGTGGTGCGTTTTTATTAATGAATAAGGGATTGTTTTGGAAAAGCTGTTGTTGCAGTTTGGATAATTCTTTTTTCTTAGGCGGTTGATTGAGTTTCATAAACTCGAGTCTCCAATTCAAATGTTAATATTAAAATCAGTATAAAACTTACTGTATTAATACTTAGACGAATTGGAAAGGTTTTGCCATGAAACCAATAAAAATAATGGTGGTTTTGAGGGATCCACCAACCCTAGATCACTATCCTAAAAGTTTTGCTAACACTTTAACAATAAGTAATGCTACCACGATGTTACCGATAAGGTTCACATCTAATTTTGGTAAGTATTTCATTGTTGTTACTCCTTGTTATTAAAAGCAGCTATTTCGTTACTGAGTAATAGCCCCAAAACTCATTTAAATAATACTAAGGCTAGAATTGTTCCTTGTGTGAATAATCCTAGTCCATGAAGTGTAATTGCAACCATGTCTTTTAGAATAACTGAACGATAGAAACTTACAAACAACATTGCCCATACTAAAAGAATAATATCTACGGTAGGAACGCGATCTGAAATATCAGTCAACATAGCTAGCATAGTTGGTATGAAAATTGAATGACCTATGATGATAGTTATCCAATTTAATGTGTCAGCACTTAAACTTTTAAAGTTTGTTGCTAACATTTTCTCTACTTGCTTCTTAACTTTATCCATGATTAGACCTTTTCATAAAATATGTGAGCACCAATTTTAGTAATTCGTTTTAGCTTCCATCTTGGATTGACATAGTCGGCATGATAGAATAAAGCATTATCTAAAAC